CAGCAGGTGGAGGTGCGCCAGCAGCAGGTGGAGGTGCGCCAGCAGCAGGTGGAGGTGCGCCAGCAGAAGCTGATCCTAAAGCAGATACAGCATATGCACAGGCACAGAAAGCAATTGCTGGTTTACAACCTGAACAGAAAAAAGAAATTGTAACCATGTTGCAGGCTGATCCTAAAGTTAAAGCTGCAATGGATGCCAAGCCAAAAAAACCAGATCCAGCAGCAGGAAAATCAGATCCAGCAGGTAACTATGATGGAAAAACAGGTGCTCCATTATCTGATAAAGCTAAAGCTAGTGCAGAGTTTGATGCTAGTCCAGAAGGCAAAGCACAACAAGCAAAGGTCGATGCAATGGGCACTGCACCGGCAGCAGAACCAGCAGCAGGCACCACATATGATCCTGCCAAAGCAGCAGCAGACAAACTGGCGAAGGGTCAAGCAGACCAACAGGCCGCATCACAACAGATGAAAGCCACTGCTGATGCTAATGCAGCAAAATCAGCCGAGGATGCTGCGATAAAAGCGGCTGCCGCTGCCGCTAGAGCTAAACCAGGATTCCAACAAACTTCTGCTGATAAGTTGGCTATAAAAACTGCGGCTGACAAAGGTATTAAAGAAGCCAAAGAACGTGAAGCCAAAAAGAAAAAGAAGATTGCTGCTGATCGTGCAAAAATAATGGGCGTGACTAACGACAGTGTTATTAGATCTAGGCCAATGATGGCAGAAAGTTTCAGTCTGTTTAGAAAGCGTTAACAAACAAAAAGGACTCCTGGGAGTCCTTTTTACATTAGAAGAACGGTAATCCGCTTTTCTTGGTAGTTTCTAAATTGTCTTTGATTATCTCTCCAACAAGCGTTCGTTCTTCATAGCTGAGAGTCATTGCTTCTTCAAAACTCATGCCTCTCATGTACCAACAGATCTTTAGTGCATCTTTTTTAATTGCCACTGCCTCTTTTTCTAAAGACTTAACATATTCTAGGATCTCAGCCTGAGGCAGTGTTAAGACCCTTTGCCGAAAAAATTTGTCTGATCCATGGTTACCTCAACAGTCCATTTATGTTGGCATTCGGAACACCCGACATCTTGAGCCTTCAAAGTCATTTGTTCTTTTAGATCCAGTACTCGAGAGTTAATGGCATTGAATACATCACTGGGTGCATTTTCTACAAACTCTTTGATTGCATCAAGATCATTTACAACACCTTCGGGTGTATCAATTTGTGTAATACATCCTGCAACTACATCCACTGTTAATTGAGTTAGTTTAACAAAACTTTCTCCAAATTTTTCAATTTTTTCTTCGTCAGGCATGTCTTCGTTGTTGACCACACTGAATATTTTTTGTTGCTCCAGACTCTTCATAGCCGTCCTACTAATTTCTTTATAACTGTAAGGTCTTATATGCACAAGCAATGGCGGTACACTTACCTCAGTGTTATAATTTGTTTGAGCAATTGTGTCGAGATAATGCACTAGATTTAAAGTAAAATCGTTAAAATGTTGGCAGGCCGGACAAGAGGCATTCATATCCATTTGTTCACCGTAAGTTGCAATTCGTATGGCAATCAACACAGCATCTAGATCCAAACTGGGCATCTGCCAAGGATTTTTAATAGCAGGGATGCAGCTTTTAATAACCTCTACAGTGGCCTGGCCATTCATTAGAGCATCAGGAGTTTTGAACATCAGTTCATCTTTGGCAGTCATTGCATACACTGGGTATTCGTCAATTTCACTGCTATCTAATGCACCCTCTGGGTAAAACTGTCCGTGACTGGGTAACCGCATGTACATTTTTGGTTGTCTAAAATAATTGGCAAGAGGATTGGCTTTTTTTATAGCTTGTGGAATAGTTTGATCTGACATTTTTATCTCCGATAAATACTTTATCTAGTCGTATATTTATATGCGCAGTTTTCAAGGTCTAAACTAAATGGCAGAAGTAACTGGCGACCTCGGCGGTCAACCAATACAATTAAACAATGCAGCCACGGAGGCTACATTGCGTCAGCTTCTTGCGGCCATGACAGTTATTGCCAACAACACAGGCAAAGACAAAGCTGCACAGGTAAAAACACAAAAAGAATTAGAAAGAGAACTAAAGAAACTGGCAGATGCTGCTAAAAAACAAGCTACTGAACAGGACAAATTAACCAAAGAAACTGAAAAAGCTACAGAAGCTACCAAAAAAGATACCGATGCAAAAAAGAAAAAAGCAGATGCAGATGCAAGAGCCATAAAAGCACAACAAGAATATATTGCTAAGTTAACTGCGGTGCAAGGTGCTATGTCAACCCTAGGCTCGTCGGTGCGCGATGCTGCTACCGGTATGACTGGTATGTTGAGTTCGCTGGCAAATTTAGGAAACAGTCTCACATCAACAGCAGCGGTATTTGGGCAGATACCTGTGGTAGGTGGTGTACTCAGTTCTATGTTTGGTGCGGTAGCAGGTGCAGCGGAAAAGACCTACGAAGCATTTAAAAAATCTGCCAGTGTTGGTGCAAACTTTGGCGGCAGTATGACAGAGATGATAGATTCTGCTACAGGTGCAGGATTGACCTTTGATGAGTTTAGTGGAATTATTGCTAAGACTGGAAAAGACCTAGCACTGCTAGGTGGTGATAGTGAAGCAGGCGCAAGAAGACTCGGGGTACTTGGCAAACAGATTAAAGGTACCACACTGGCAGCGGATCTTAACAGACTAGGCTATTCAACAGAAGCAATCAATGAAGGTATGGCCACGTATGCTGGCCAGCTGGCTAAGACTGGTGCTCTACAAGGTATGAGTGATGCACAGCTAGTAGCTAGTACTGGAGCATATCTAAAAGATCTTGACGCCTTAACCAAGTTAACGGGAAAAAATAAAAGTGAGCTAGAAGGCGAACGAAACGCAAGATTGAAAGATGCTCAGTTTAGAAATATCATGAGCAAGTTAGATGTTGATAGCCAAAAGAATCTACAAAACTTAATGGATTCTATTCCAGCTGAACATCAAGAAGGTATGAAAGAAATTATTGCCACTGGTACAGCAACCAGTGAAGCTGGTAAAAAAGCTCTGGCCTTCTTGCCTGACAGTGCCAAAAATATGATGAGTCTTAATCAACAGATTCGAACTACTGGCAAAATGGGAGCTGACCAAGCTAATCAACTTAATGCTGCCTATCAACGAGAAACTCAAGCGTTTGTTAAATCTGGTGTCGCCGAAAATATGGCATTGTACGGCGATGAAGCTAGCAAAAGATTCTTTATCGGAGCATCAGATGCAGCAGCCAGAGAAAAAAATCTTGCACAAATCACAGCAGAACAACAAAAAGCCGCATCAGAACGTAAGGCCAAAGAAGAAGAATTAAAATCAAAAGGTCTCGATCCTGCAAGTATGGAAGCATACAAGAACAAGATTGCAGAGACCAGCAATGAGTTTACCAAGTTCCTAGCGAACAGCGGTATGCTGGATATCATGATGGAAGCATTTGCCACCTTGGTAGACGTTGTGCAACTGGTCGTGATGCCAGCATTTGAATTTGTTGCAGAACATTTTGGAACAATTGCAATGGTAGTAGGAGGAGCATATGCCGCCTTTCTAGCATTGAAAGGCGTTATATTCTATGCCAATCTGCAACTGGCAGCGCAAACGCTGGCAGCAACCAAGGCTGCTTTAGCCGCAGGAGCAAATACTGTAGCTACTACTGGAGCCACAGTGGCAATGGGCAAAGCGGGAATAGCGGCAACAATTATGAGTCTGCCATTTATAAAAATTACACTTGTGATTGGAGCCCTTGTTGGTGCGTTTCTCTTGGTTAGAAAGATATTTACTGAGATGTATAAAGCAGGTTGGGATCTTGGCACAGTATTTGAAGCTATTGGAGATAATCTTAAAGGGTTCATGCTTATTTTACAAGAAGGCTTTTTGAACTTGTTAGATAAACTTACATTTGGTGATGCAAATAAAAAAATTAAAGAAGCTCTAAAAGGTGTAGAAGTTGACAGACAAGCACTAAAAGAAAAAGAAAAAGCTAGAGATGCTCAACGAGAAGCTAATAAATCAGCCAGAGCCGCTGAAAAAGCTAAAGAAGAATTAGAAACTGTCGCTGGTAGAAAAGCTGCTAGAGCAAAAGAAAAAGAGGCGGAAGCAAGCGACGCAGTCAGCAAAGCCAAAAAACAAGAGGCAGAAGCAGCAAAAGATAAAACAGCTAGCACATCGACTCCTGGAGTAAATTTATCTAGTCCACAAGCCATGTATGATAGCATGGTAAGAAGACAAAAAGGTGAAACAGCAGGTGCAACCAATCAACCAGGTGCAACAGCAGTTAACAAAGATACACCAGCTTCCGGAAGCAGTGCTGGTGCGCAACCATCTAGTCCTGGTGCGCAACCATCTAGTCCTGATATGAAAAAATATTTGCAATCCATTGCTCTTATTGAATCAGGCGGTAATGCCAATGCTAAAGCGGGAACTAGTTCTGCTTCAGGTATGTTCCAATTTACTGAAGGAACATGGAAGCAGATGGCAAAAGAAATGGGTAAAGAGTACTCATTGAATGATCGCTTTGATCCTCAGAAAGCCACAGAAGTTGCAGCATATTTTAGTAGCAAACAACAAAAACAATTAGAAAAAGGAGTTGGCCGAGAGACAAACAATACAGATATGTATATGAGTCATTTCTTAGGTGCCGGCGGTGCAACCAAGTTCTTAAAAGCCAAAGACCAAAATGCAAATCAAAGTGCAGCAGCACTTGATCCTAAAGCGGCTGCCGCAAATAAAAACATTTATTATAATAAAGAAGGTAAAGAACGTTCTGTACAAGAAGTCTATGACTTAATGGATAAAAAAGTCAAGGGCGCCGAAAGTGCAGTTACATCAGGAAAATGGGGAGGCAAAGCGTTAAGTGGTGATGTTGCAGCGATAGGTGGAGCAAACTTACCTACATTGGCTTCTGCTAAAATTCCAGCCGGCAAATTGCCATCAGGTGTTGACCAAAATATGGCACTGTATGGTACTGAAGAACAAAAGAAACAAGCATTGGATGCAATGCAGGCTGGCAAACAGCTAACTAAAGCTCAAGCAGAAAAAGATCGACTGTATGCACAGACTATGGCATCAATGCCTAGTAATATACCTACTACAGCAGCGGTACAAACAGCAGTGACTCCAACTCCTGTAGCAGGAGCAACTACACAACAAGCAGAAGCTGCTAGACAAATAGCAGAAGCTGCTAGACGAGAAGCAGCCACAACGGATCCAAGAAGAAGTGATCGTGCCCAAACTGCTGTAGCCGGAGCACGCCAAGAAACACCTGAAAGCCTGCTTGCCAGCTTAAATACTAAGATGGATCAATTGATTGCAATAAATCGTTCATTGAAAGATACCAATGAACGCCAGTTATCAGTTCAGAAAGGCATCGCTCAGGGCGGCGACTTATATGCAGCCGCTTAAAGGAAGATAAACAATGAGTTGGAAAAAATATTTCACTCCAGTCAAGCTAGATGGACAAATGGGTTCGACTAGTCCGATCTCTGGTGGCGGCCGCCCAGGTCCTGCTCGTGCCAATTATTCCAGCTATCTCCCCGATGTCTATGCAGGTACCCCCAATCGTATTGAAAGGTACATGCAGTATGATACCATGGACATGGATTCAGAAGTCAATGCTGCCCTAGATATTCTAGCAGAGTTCTGCACACAAAAAGACAAAGAAAATGCCACTCCCTTTCAAACTTTCTATCGTGGTAATCCCACTTCAACTGAAGTTAAACTGATCAAAGAAAGTCTTCAGAAGTGGACCAAACAGCAACAGTTTGAAACTAGAATTTTTCGCATAGTTAGAAACGCTTTCAAATACGGCGACGTATTTTTCATACGTGATCCTGAAACCAAAAAATGGTTGTTTGTTGATGCAGCCAAAGTGACCAAAATTATTGTTAATGAAAGTGAAGGAAAAATTCCTGAACAATACGTTGTTAAAGACATTAACTTTAATTTTAAAAATTTAATTGCAGTCACTCCGCACGGTACAACAAATACCAGTCCAAGTGGAACATCAACAAGTTATTCAGGCGGTAGTCAAGGTAGAGGCATGGTGGGTAACGTTAGTCAACCTCCAGGAACAAGATTTCACAATCAAACAAATGAAGTCACAGTTGATGCAAAAAATGTTGTACATATCAGTTTGAGTGAAGGACTAGATGCAAACTATCCTTTTGGTAATTCATTGCTAGAATCAGTGTTTAAAGTCTACAAGCAGAAAGAATTGCTTGAAGATGCAATCATTATCTATCGTGTGCAACGTGCTCCGGAAAGACGTATATTTTATATTGACGTGGGAAATATGCCCGCACACATGGCTATGAGCTTTGTTGAGCGTGTCAAAAACGAAATACAACAAAGACGTATTCCTTCATCTACAGGTGGCGGCAACAATGTAATTGATGCCAGCTATAATCCTCTAAGTGCAAGTGAAGACTACTTCTTTCCACAGACCGCTGAAGGACGTGGATCAAAAGTTGATACCCTAGCAGGCGGCACTAACCTTGGTGAGATCACAGACCTACGCTTTTTTACCAACAAGCTATTCCGTGCCCTTAGAATTCCAGCAGCCTACTTGCCCACAGGCATTGAAGAAGCTTCAAACACAGTTGCTGACGGAAAAGTAGGTACAGCCTACATTCAAGAGCTGCGTTTTAACAAATATTGCGAGCGTCTGCAAAACAGTATTGTGGAAACTTTTGACTTGGAATTTAAACTATGGATGGAAAGCAATGGTGTAAACATTGATCCAAGCCTATTTGAATTGAAGTTTAATCCTCCACAAAACTTTGCGGCTTATCGTCAAAGTGAACTAGATACTGCTCGTGCAGCCACATTTGCACAGCTACAGGAAATTCCACATCTCAGCAAACGTTTTGCTATGAAACGCTTCTTGGGCATGACTCAAGAAGAGATTACAGAAAACGAACGCATGTGGCGAGAAGAGCAAGGTGGCAATCTAAAACCAGTGTTGGATGCTGCTGGACAGATGCGTTCAGTGGGCATTACTCCTTCAGGCACACAGGCAGATATGGCAGGTCAAACAGCAGAAGCACCAGAAGAAGCACCTGTAGATCCAGGTGCAGAAGGTGAAGCAGCGCCAGCAGAACAACCAGTTCAGTGATAAATATCATATGCTCCTATTAGAATTCCTTTACTTTAATGACAATAACAACGACTTTGCAGTCGATCGTCGTTATGAAAACAACAAAGACAGTTCTGTGCTCAAAAGAAGTGACACTAGAAAAACTCGTTTAACACTAAGACAAATTAATAGACTGCGCATGCAGGCAGAAGCACACGACTATGAACGTGATTCTGAATTGGAATTTGTAAGACAAATGTATGGAGCACCAGCAGGTGAAGCAGAGCAACCAGCACAATAACGTTGCATTTGTATTAGGCAACGGCACCAGCAGAACAAGTTTAAATCACAACAGCTTACTGGACAAGGGCATAGTCTATGCCTGTAATGCCATGTACAGAGAATTTGAACCTCACTATCTTATAGCTGTAGATGTCAAAATGGTCAATGAAATAGTGGCATCTGGCTATAACAAAACACATGCTGTATGGACAAATCCCAACAAAGGTATCAGTACCAAGCATCATCTTAATCTATTTAATCCGCACAAGGGTTGGAGCAGCGGACCTACAGCTCTTTGGTTTGCCAGCGAGCAGGGACATAGAGAGATTTATATTTTTGGATTTGATTATCAAGGTCTACAGGGTAGGTTCAACAATATGTACGCAGATACCTACAACTATAAAAAAACCAGCGACACTGCCACCTTCCATGGTAATTGGTTAAGTCAGACTGAACGAACCATCAAAGATTTTCGACATACTCAATACTATCGTGTGATCAATCCAGGAGACTTTGTGCCTGATCAACTGGGCATACAAGTCAAAAACATCAAGCACATCACCTATGACGACTTTAACAGTCGTTTTCCTGGCTGTACTTATACCGCTGAAACTGTTCAAAAAACTACCATTTAACACACTTTTGTAATCAGAGTGTTAAATAAAACACAGCCTAACAATCTTGAAGGAGAATATAACATGGCAGAAAAATCACTACTTGAGCAGATGCTCGAGCGCTTGGTCAACGACGATCAAGCCAAAGCAGAAGAATTATTCCACGAGTATGTAGTTGCAAAATCTCGTGAGATCTACGAAAATCTAATCGAAGCTGAAATGACAGCTGACGGTGAAGAAGATCCAGAAGTTAAAGAAGAATCAGAAGTTGATGAAGAGAACGATTTGGACGAAGAATTTGAAGAAGTTGCCTACGAAGGTGACGACGAAGTTAGCGGTCCAGCAGGTGACATGGGTGACGATCTAGCTGGCGAAATGGGCCCAGAAGAAGATGACGACCTAAGTGCAAACAGCGAAGAAGAATTATTCCAAGACCTAGACAGCATTGTAGACGAACTACAAGCACGTTTTGACAAGCTAGGCGGTGGTGAAGAAGGCGGCGAAGAAGGCGGCATGGACGGCATGGGTGGTATGGGTGGCGACAAAATGAAAGATGATTTCGATCTAGCCACAGTACGTGAGTATGTTGAAAAAGTTGCTGGCGGCCACGGTGCAGAGAAGAAAGGCCAAGGTGAAGGCGCACTGTCGGGTACAGGCAAACTCAGTCAAGGTTCCAGCACTAATGCCAAGTCTATCGTTGCAGGCAAGAACGACATGGGTGGCACAACTGCCAACATCCTAAGCAGCCGTAATGGTGCTGATGCTGGTGAAGTTGGTGCAGGTAGAACAATTAAAGGCTCTGCACTAAGCGGTCAGAGTCCAAAAGAAGATAACGCAGGCAATATCAATGTTCCAGGCGGCAAGGCAGGTGGTGCTTTCAGTAAGAAAGAGCCAGGTCATGGTGCAGAGAAGAAAGGTGAAGCTGAAGGCAAATTCAGCGGCACAGGTGGTTCTTCCGGTTCAGTTGATAAAGCAAGCCTTTTCCGTGGTCGTAGATAATAGGACACAATGGTGAAAACTAATCTCAGTGAACAATTGAGTTTTGACCAGGCAAAGATTGTCTTGGAGAGCGAAGGTGAGGGCGAAACAAAATCGCTGCATCTGAACGGTATCTGTATTCAAGGAGATATCCGTAATCAGAACCAGCGAATTTATTCTTCCTTTGAGATTGGCAAGGCTGTCAAAACGCTTAACGAGCAGATCTCTGGCGGATATTCAGTTTGCGGAGAGTTAGATCATCCTCAGGATTTAAAAATCAATCTAGATCGTGTTAGTCATATGATTACCAAGATGTGGATGGATGGTCCTAACGGCTACGGAAAACTTAAAATAATCCCTACTCCAATGGGTCAGTTAGTACAGACCATGTTGCAGTCGGGAGTGAAGTTGGGTGTATCGAGTAGAGGTTCCGGTGAAGTAGATGGCAGTGGTAATGTTCAAGGTTTTGAAATTATCACGGTTGATATTGTAGCACAACCTAGCGCCCCGGGAGCTTACCCAACTCCAGTATACGAACACTTGATGAATACAACAGGTGGATTTAAGGCATTTACAATGGCAAAAGAAGTACAAGGCGACCCCAAGGCACAGAAATACTTAGCAGAGAGTCTGGTGAAGATCATCAGAGGTCTCAAATAACCAGTAGGAGAATCACATGCTAGATATCGTAAAACAATTGTTTGAGAACAATGTGATTTCCGAAGAAGTCAAATCGGAAATTGAATCAGCTTGGCAAAGCAGAATTCAAGAAAATCGTGACCAAGTCACTGCCACACTTCGTGAAGAATTTGCACAAAAGTATGAGCACGACAAGTCCGCAATGGTTGAAGCAGTTGAAACAATGTTAGCAGATCGCCTACAAGCAGAGCTATCAGAGTTAGCCGAAGACCGCCAAGGACTTATCGATGCACGTACAAAATACACACAAAAAATGAAATTAGATGCCACAGCAATGGAAGCATTTGTATTGAATAATTTGCGTAAAGAACTTGCAGAGTTACATGAAGATCGTAAAGCAGTTGCTGACAACGTTGGTAAATTAGAATCTTTTATCGTGGATGCACTAGCGAAAGAAATCGCAGAATTCCATGCAGATAAGCAAGACTTAGCTGAAACTAAAGTAAAACTGGTGCGTGAAAGCAAAGCCAAGTTTGAACAGATCAAGAAAGATTTTATTGCTCGCTCATCAACTATCATTCAAGAAACAGTCTCCAAAGGACTCAAAGCTGAAATGGTACAGTTGCGCGAAGACATTGACGCTGCCCGCAGAAATGATTTTGGCCGCAGAATTTTTGAAAGCTTCGCAAGCGAGTACGCTGCCAGTCATCTCAATGAGAAGAGTGAAACAGCTAAACTTCTAAGAGTGGTTGCTACAAAAGAGCAAGAACTTGAAGAAGCAGCAAGAATTGTTGCAGAAACACAAAAGTTAGTAGAGAGTCGTGAACAAGAATTACGTATTGCACAAAACACAATGGATCGCAAAGAAGTTATGAGTGAATTGCTTGGTCCGTTAGGTGGAGACAAACGTGAGGTGATGAAAGAATTACTTGAGTCAGTTCAGACAGAAAAACTATACACCGCTTATGACAAGTATCTACCTTCAGTAATGAACGGTGGTAACATGCCAGTTAAAAAAGCGTTGACAGAAGGCAAAGAAATTACAGGCGATAAAAATCAGGCACAATCTTTTAGCAGAGAAGAAAAATCTGCTGAAATTTTTG